ATACCACCTTAAACACTAAAAACTGAGGCTTAACAAGAGTGCCACGCGTACCGAATCACTCTTAAATATTTTTGTTTGGTTTATAACCGCTCCGCAAAATCCGTACCTAGGACCTCATCAAGTTTTGTCGTAAAGGCTTGAGCTAGTTGGGCTGAATGTTCACCATTATAGTCTTCCTTTACGGTGCATTTTTCCAAATCGGCCCGTGTAGTTTCAATCTGTGTAACGGCTATCATCATCGAACGACAAAAGCGTGAGCGAGGTGGGATTTCTTTGGGGTGAGGGTACAACTTCAGTTCATGGCACCTAGATTTGATAGGATTTTCGTCAAAGCTAATTGGCTTAGATACATGAGCAAAGTCATTTCTAATTCGCCTTAATAGAGTCAGATCTGAGCGTACATTTTTTGAAATAAGGCCTAAGGCGTAAGCTAGTGCTATTTTGGACGAGAATGTCCCACAAGCACCATTGAATTCGAACAGTTTACTGACTTCTTTTAAATCATCGACAAAATATGAACGTAACAACTCACCTAAACGTTCATCTATATACGCCGCTGCCATTAAAGCGCAACCACGATCAGACTCAGAGGTAATGGTCTGTCTGAAATCTGTTATGCGCCTAAACATTTTGACGGCTTCACTTTCAGCGTCTCCTAAAAGATCTGCACCTAAATCTTGGACAATTTTCGTAAGATTTACCTTATCAATTTCCAAGCTTACCTCCTATTAATCATTTAGATTGTGCTTTAAAACCTAACGCGGTGCTAAGTGGTGAGCTATGTAGACCACCGCTCTTAAAGTATAGTGCCGTAAACACTAAATTAAAAACAAACCGAAAAGGCCAAGCGGTGGTAATTTGTCTTAAACGCTTTGTTATGTGTTATCCCGATTGCAACGAATAAATCTAGCCAATTGAAACAAGTACAACCTCTGTAAATTCCAAATCCAACCAATAAACAATAAAAATAGAAATGAGTTTGCTAGCTTGGAAAACTTCTCGGCTGATGATTCCAGAAACAGCGTTTCCATAAAACCACCACCAACGATAACAACCAAAAAGCCCAGCATGAAAACAGCTAGAATCTGCAATGGTAAGATGATTTTATACAACAGTAGACGCCAATTTAGTGGTAATAGAAGAATCAAATCACTTTCTTGCAAATCACCATTTGCTTCTTCGCTAGTTCGACGGATAAGCGTTTGCACTGGTGTAACACGAGCAATTAAAAGCCCAAAACACCACATGCCCAAAAAACCTATGATTATAGGAGTATTGTCAGCAAAGTATTTCCCTGCAATTGGCAGCGAACTTAGGTATTGATACATTTTGTTCGCTATTTCTAAAGTTTCCATTTTGCTCCTTGCACATAACGCATTGTTAAGGTGTGAGGGTCGTGCTTACGTATATAGGCGTAAGCACTAAAACTAACGCAGATTAAAAAGCCTTGTGTGCCCAATAATTCTTGAGCAGTTTGTTATGCAACTTGCTCGACCGTTACAGCCGTACCATATGCAACTACCTCAACTCTGCCTTCTTGTGCTGAAACCGAGTCGTAGCTCATACCTATAATTGCGTTAGCACCTAACCGTTTTGCGTCTTCTATCATCAAGCCATAAGCTTGTTCTCTGGCTTCTTCTGATACGTTCGTCAAGGCGTCGTCGTTATTGCCTGCGAAAGTCATCCCACTCTTCCAAACTTGCTTTAAATTAGGTTTCTTAGTAACGACCCCTTTTGCAACACCATGATAAGCACAAATCTCTTTTTTATGTATTTCATTAGTGGTAACTACAATCACTACTTTCTCCATTATTAATTACTGTTGCATAACGCTTTCTATATACGGATTTTAGCCGTCTTCCATACTCCTATAATGCAATCTTTCCAATTACAGTTCAATTGATAATCAATAGGTTAATGAGAGGTAATGGGTATTGGATTACAAAATGACGGATAGTTTAAAAAAGCTTACTTGGACTACCTGGGATAACTGTCGGTAAGGAAAACTTTTATCCAAATGAAGTTAATAAGCATAAAAAGCACTTAATCGGTCAATCCGTGATGGGGTTGATCTAAATTTAGTTTAAATTTGGACTAATCTCGTTTTTGGTGTATAGTTAGTTGCGTAGGTGAGTTGAATCCTGAACAATTAGGTTCTCATATACGTTTAAACAATAACAATTGAATAACAGTAATAGAGCAATAAAAATAACAATAGCAAAATAGGATGAAATCATGCGAACTGAGACGGTAAGCTACTTAAAGAAAAATGCAGCCGATCTCCCACTGGATGAAGCGATGACGATCACACAAAACGGTAAACCGATTTATGTGGTGGAATCATACGAAGAACGACTAAAGCGCGATCAAGCAGTAGCCTTGATGAAGCTTGTTACTATCAGTAGCAAGGATGTAGCTCAAGGTCGCACAATGTCATCGAGTTCATTTAAGGAGAGATTGGCCGCCAAGAAATCATAAGGTGACCATAAGATGGCCAATATTGTTTATACGGAAACGTTCTTTAATACAGTAGAAGAACGTATTGACTACTACTCACAATGGAATGATTCCATTAGCGTAGTAGAGAGAATTGAAAATTTGATTGAGACGTTCGAGCAGAACGTTGAGAGCAATCCGGCCATATATCCGGCTTGTTATGAGCTAACTCAGCTTGGAGTGTATCACTTTCGTCAGTTTAGTTTTGATGGGTTCAAACTTATCTATCAATACGACGATGCGACAGATACGGTTTACGCCATGGTTTTGATTAGTGATAAGCAAGATTTGCAGAAAACCCTAGTGGACTACTGCATCCGGTTCTTATAAAACTGATGATTAAAAGCCGCCTTTCGAGGCGGTTTTTTTATGCCTAAAGGTCGCAATAGCGGCCTTTTTTGATCATCCTTAAAAATATTTTGTTTTTGTTCGTGTCTTTTTGTTTGCAAATGAAAACAGCGGGGCTATATTTTACATGCAAACAAAATTGCACCTTTCGACACGAGGATGACCAAAATGACCAACTTAAAAGAAAAACAAATCAAACTTGCTACTGCTGCTATTGCTGATCTTAAAGAGCTGGTGGCGCAAACAGGCAATCTACTAATGAATCTTTCTAAATCTGGCGTTGAGGCAACTGCAAAGGCCGTTTGTAACTTCTACAACGAAGCGTCACCAATCCAACAAGATTGCTTAGACATTGCTTACTGCTGGTGTGGTTCTTGGGATTCAGAGAGCGAAGCGCGTGAAGCATTGGAAGCCGTTAAGGGTAACGCAATCAAAGCCCTTGCTTGGAAGCAAAACCGCCTAGAAGTATTTGAGTGTGAGCGTCCAGAATACCGCCAAGGCATTACTATCTATGAAGTGGTGCGCGTTTCTACTAAGCGAGGTGAGCCGCTATCAACGCATACTAATTACTTCTCTAGTAAAGAAAGAGTCAAAGCATTCCTAAACAAGAAATACGACTTTTACGCGCCGGATATGGAAGAGAACAGCAAATTCAAATGTATCGAACGCTCAGACTACTCTTTGCAGTTCTACCAAGAAGATGAGGAATACCTGATTGAGTTCCACATGAACCATGTAGATGTAGAGTAATTGTTTGTTCGGGAGGTTGTTAGCATGAACGCTGAAGTAATAACTCAAGAAATGTTCAATTGCATCTTAATAGCCGTGGAATACTTTGCCATTCTTTTTATGGGTGTATTCATTGCTCGTGAACGAGGTGTATTTAAAGGTAAAAAATAATCCTCTAACATATATTTAAACTAAACAAGCCAGCTTTAATGCTGGCTTTTTTGTTATCATTCGTGTCATAAAGTTCACAGGTGAGAACAGATATGGCCGTTTATATCCCCGTCAGACACTTAGGAAAGGCTTTTATCGAAAGCCAAGCCAAAACACCGACCAAACAGCAAAGGGACATTAGCAAGGCTTACCAGAAGCTACATGCGCGTGTTCAGCGCAACCTTATCGGCTTGCCACCATATCAAACTGAAGTTCTATTTCATCCGACTCGCAAATGGCGAATGGATTACGCTTGGCCCGACTTAAAGATTGCCTTGGAGGTTCACGGCGGTACTCATTCAAATGGGCGTCACACTCGCGGCGTTGGCTTTGCAAACGACAGAGAGAAGATGAACGAAGCGCAGCTTTTAGGCTGGATTGTTATTGAGATTGCATCGGACAACTTAGGCCAGCTTAGAGGCTGGTTAGAACGCGCCTTTGATCATCGAACGAAAACAATGAACACTGAACAGTGATAATATGTTGACGCAATTGAACACTCGGAGTTAGAGAAGTGGCGAGAATTAATTGGGAACGCATTAAAAAACAATACCTTAGCGAATACGAAGAAACTGGCGTTGACGTTAAGACGTTTTGTGTTCGCAATGGTTTAGTCTACTCCACAGCAAGAAAATACTTAAATAACAAACTGTTACAGAGAAAAGAGAACAAACCAAGCGAACAGAACGCGAACAACGAAGAAGTTCAAGGCGAAAAATTACAACCCAAAGGGATCACACCGCCCAAAACCAAAATCAAACGCAAGAAAACCGCGAATCAATCAAGTGCCAAAAATGGACACGGTGGCCGTCGAGTTGGCGCTGGCGCTCCAAAGGGAAATAGCAACGCTTTCGTGCATGGCTTGATGACTAAAGCATTTGGCAACCTAGTTAAATACTCTCATCAAGTCGATGACGAATTTAAGTTAGAAGTGCATAAGCTTGCCGCTCTTCAGGCACTTGAGTGCTACACGCAATACAAAGATGAATTAGCCGACTTCCTCAAAGAGCTGGAAGAGCGTGGTGATAAACCTACAGAACTAGAGCAGGAGTTTATTGATCGACTTGAGAAACGAATCGAGTCGAGTTTTGGCATGGTTTGCCACCACACCGGAAAGCTTGAGTATTTAGAGGGCCAAATGGCGAACCGTCGATTAACCAATCGAGCAATAAGCAAGGTTATCGCTCAAACCACACAAGTCGAAGTTGATACCAACCTTAAACGCAAAGGCATTGCGTTGGCCGAAGCGAATACTGACAAGGCTAAGGCTCAAGCTGCGCTTGCTCGTCATGATCTCGACCAGAAACAACGTGAAGGCCTAGGCGACGATGATGATCTAGGTATGTTGCTAGATGAAGTTCAAGATTTGGATGACGATGAAATCATTCAGCGCTTCAAAGATAAAGGTGGAGTGTTGAACGATGATGAATGATGGTATTCAGCCGTATAAGGATTCTATTAATGGCCGTGGCATAAACCTAGTTATGCCAGCGCTTACCGATCAGCAATTCAAAGCGCTTTCACGGCCAGAGAAGCGCCGTTACTTCAGGAACTATATGACCTGTAAGGAATGGCGCTTAAACAACCTTTACAAGATAGAGAATGATAAAGGTCGCGTTGTCACGTTTCGAATGCGTGACGCTCAGAGAGATCTATTTGAAACAGCCCATACCTTTGAATTGATTCTTAAAGCGCGTCAGTTGGGCTTTAGTACCTTTATCGACTTGTACGCGCTGGACTCGTGTTTATTCAATAAGAACTATGCCGCAGGTATTATCGCGCAGGATTTGGAAAGTGCTGGCGCTATCTTCCAGACAAAGGTTGTCTTTCCATATAACAATTTGCCTAATTACTTGCGTTCTCGCATTCGTGTAGTTCAACGAGCTGGTGGCGCTAACGGTGGCCGACTCAGTTTTTCCAATGGTTCACGAATCCGTGTTGCAACGTCATTCCGTTCCGGTACGTTGCAGTTTCTACATATTTCAGAGTTGGGCCGTATTTGTGCAGGTTACCCACAAAAGGCCAAAGAGATCCAAACAGGTTCGATGCCTACTGTTCACGAAGGTTGCAAACTCTTTATTGAATCGACGGCAGAAGGCGCGGCAGGACTCTTTTTTGAGTTGTGTAAGAAAGCCGAGGAACGAGCACATAGCGGAGTGAAGTTGGGTGCTAAAGACTTTCACTTTAGATTCATTCCTTGGTTCACTCATCCTAGATATTACTCACCATTGCCATTAGGCGGATTGAAGCTATCCAAATACTTTATTGAATACTTTAAGTCGATTGAGCCATTCGTGATCCGTCACTTGGGTAGACCGTTATCGGATGAGCAAAAGCAGTGGTATGTCGAAACCTATAACCACTACGAAGAGTACACAAAACAAGAGTATCCAAGTACACCACAAGAGGCGTTCTTAACGTCAGGCCGTCGTGTATTTAGCGCTCCTTCCTGTATGGCTGCGGAGTCAGCTTGCTCCAAGCCGTTGCTTGTCTATGACGTTAATCCAGAGACAGGCGCAATGTTTGATGTTCGAGATAGCGTAAACCGTGAAGGTAAAAGCGAGAACATGCAGAACGGACTACAGGGCTATTTGCTTATTTGGGAATTGCCTGATCCAGAAAAGGATTACGCCCTTGGCGCTGACGTTGCGGAAGGTCTGGAACATGGGGACAGAGGTTCAATTGATGTGCTGGACGAAACTGGCAATCAAGTTGCTCATTGGTTTGGTCATATCGACACAGATCAGTTTGCAAAGATTATCGCAATCATTGGCAAGATGTACGCAGGTAAAAACGGTAGAGCGGCCTACGCTGCGCCAGAACGAAACAACCACGGCCACGCCGTTTTAAACGTTCTACGCGATATCTATCCAATATCCAGAATCTACCAAGAAGAACACCACGACAAGGAAGATGAGGACGAAGAAACAGGGCGATTAGGCTGGCTTACCACTCGTAAATCCAAGCCGATAATTATTTCAAACTTAAATGAGCAATTGCGCAATAATACGTCGGGCATTCGATGGATCGGGACAGTTACAGAGCTGAATACCTACGTTTATGACTCCAAAGGAAGCATGAACGCAATTGAAGGCGCATTTGATGACCAAGTGATGAGCTATGCGATTGCGCTAGAAATGGTTGTTCGAATGCCTAGAACCATGACCAAGTTACAGCCACGCACCAAGCGATCAAGCGATTGGCGTACTAAGTGAGGGGAGAATTTATGGCTTGGAATGAAGACCATGCGGAGCATGACGGCAAGGGCTTTAACCTTGCTCAATTACGCCGATTAGTCTCAAACGTGGAAGCACAACCAAACTGGCGCGACCCAGCGCAAAAGTGTTGTGATTACTACGACGGCAACCAACTAGCGCCGGAAGTAAAACAAGTCTACGAAGAACGTGGACAACCGATCATTATCAATAACCTAATAGCGCCAGCTATTGACGCCGTTTTAGGTATGGAAGCAAGAACACGAACTGATCTTGTACTTACAGCCGATGACGATGACGGCGAAGAGCTACGCGATGCACTTCAGGAGAAGTTTAAAGATGCGTGGCGACTTGCACGAGCTGATCGCGCTAATGCCGACGCTTACGCTTCACAAATTAAAGCTGGTATTGGTTGGGTAGAAGTTACCAGAAATGACGATCCTTTCTATGGTGGTGGCTACAACATCAAGCCAGTTCGCCGTCAGGAAATGTGGTGGGACTGGAACGCTCAAGAGGCCGACTTGTCTGATGCTCGATGGTTGCTGCGTAAACGTTGGGTAGACGTTGACGAGGCTATTGCTCATTTCCCTGAACACGCCGAAATCATTCGCCAAGCAATGAATAATTGGGAAGACTTTGCAAACCTTGAAAGCTACGAAGAGCAAGACCAAGATTTGCTTGCTGCTTACCATGAATTTGAGAGTTGGGATCGAAATACGTCTGAATGGTTAGATCAGGCGCGTGGCCGTATCTGCTTACAGGTTATCTACTACCGTACATTTAGACGCGGTTATGTCATCGACCTAAAGAATGGCCGAACAGTTGAATACAATCCAAATAATATCGCTCAAGCCGTTGGCGTAAAAATGGGTACATTTAAACCACGAATTGCTACATGGTCAGCAGTACGCGAAGCGTGGTTTGTTGGTATTCATAGAATCATTGATCGTAAATCAGTTGCACCGAGCGGATACTTTCCAATTGTTCCGTTCTTCGGTTATCGAATGGATAAATCCGGCCAACCTTATGGTGTTGTAAGCCGAATGATTAGTGCTCAAGATGAGATCAACTATCGTCGTATGAAGCTTACGTGGTTGCTACAAGCTAAACGTGTCATTGCAGACCAAGACGCAACCAACATGAGCCGCGAGGACTTGCTAGAACAGGTCGAACGCGCAGACGGTTACATTGAGTTAAACCCTGATCGCAAGAACAAGAAATCAATCAGTGAAGCTATCCAGATTCAGCAAGATTTCAATATTGCGAGTCAGCAGTTTACTGTTATGCAGGACTCAATGAAGCAAATCCAAGACGTTGCTGGTATCTACAATGCAATGTTGGGCCAAGACTCTTCAGCCACCAGCGGAGTGGCTATTAACTCTCTAGTGGAACAAGGCGCGACTACGCTAGCAGAGATCAATGACAACTATCACTATTCGAGAACACGAGTTGCTGATCTGTTAATGGCCTATCTAATCGAAGACCTAGCGAAGCAAAGCAATATCGCTGTAACTATCAACAAGCAAGACGCCCATAAGCGAAAAGTCATTCACCTAAACGTGACCAATGACGACGGCACAGTGACCAACGACGTTAAGCGTTGGAAAGGTCATATCGCTCAAGCTCCAATCCAGCAAACTGCCACATTCCGCGCTCAAATGGCTCAACAACTAACCGCGCTAGTTGCTCAGTTGCCACCACAAATTCAAATGGCAACGCTAGATATGGTTGTCGAGTTAATGGATGTACCTAACAAGCAAGAGATCCTGAACCGTATCAGACAAACTCTAAACATTCCAAAAGCGCCGGAAGATATGACGCCAGAAGAACAAGCAGCTATGCAGGAAGAACAACGCAAGCAGCAAGAAATGGCTGAAATTCAAATGCAGCAGCTACAAAACGAGGTTGCTTTAGGCGCGGCCAAGGTTGAAGAACTACAGGCCAAGATTGCCAAACTACAACGTGATGCAGAAAGCCAAGACGTTAAAGACAACAAGGTTGAGGCCGAAACTGCGAAAGTTTTACAGGAGGTCGCAGAAGTCAAAGCACAAGCAGATAGCACAGTTAATGCAATATTAGCGAACATCGACCAGCAATTGCTAAACCTTCAAATCTAAATGTAAGAGGTAACTAGAAGTGTGGGAACAAGTTAAAAACATCGTGGGCGAATCCGCCCCTTTGGTTGGTTCATTACTTGGCGGTGCCACTGGTAAAACAATAGGTACTCTGATCGCTGGCGTTCTTGGTGTCAAAGATACACCGGACGCCGTTATCAAAGAGCTGATAGAAAACCCTGAAGCTCTAACAAAGATTATTGAGTTTCAGAATCAACACGCAGTTAAGTTGCAAGAAATGGCGCTTAACCAGTTATCTATGCAGCTAACAGACACACAAGACGCGAGAGATGCACACGGCGATCACTGGATGCCTTCAGCGTTAACTCTGATCTTGTGTGTCATGGTGTCAGGTATGTTTTGCTCATTGTTTTGGTGGACGGTTCCAAAATCATACGAGCAACTAATTATCATGATCGCAGGTCAGGTAATGGGCGCGTTCTCAACGGCTATCGTGTTTTGGCTAGGCTCAACGATGATGCAGGGCTTAGGTCGAACAAAGCAACCAATGAAGTTTATGAAGTGGGGGAAGTAAGTAAATGAAATTACCAGCCGAGTTTAAGCCGAATACTGAAATTCAAGAAATGATGGAAGAGTTAGGTTGCACTGGCAAACGTGTAAAGCCTCAAGACATTGTTGATCGAATTGAAGAGATTGATTTTCAAACAGTCACGCTTGCAGGTAATAAATTCATGTATTGCGGCATCAAGATGAAAGGCGGCTTTGTTGTTGTTGGTAAACCAGCAACTTGTATCGACCCTGAAAACTGGCGTGACCAGATTGGCCGACAAGTGAGTTTTAACAACACATTCGAAGAGATCTACAAGCTAGAAGCTTACAGAAAGATGAGCGCATAAGACGTAATTGTTTGGAGAGAAAAGCCATGTATGACAAACGACTAAGAAGCTATCGACCTAAATGGTTCAAGACTTGGGAACTTGTGAGCAAAGCTGCTTATCAGGCGCGTGGTGAAAAGGCCATGCTTGGTATGGATGCTCGATTGCTGATCACCATTGATGAGCTGCGAACGCTGCTTAGTGAAATCGATCCGAAGAAAGCGGCGCTTATCTGTAACAACTGGAAAGCTGGTGGATCTCGTGGTTACTCAGGTTTGCGACTTGCGAGTGACAAATATTTCACTCCATTCTCTGCGCATGGCAGAGGGCAAGCTGTTGATTTAATTAGTAATCATTACACGGCTCAAGAGTTGCGTGATTTGATTATTAAACACAAAGACCGATTCCCTTATCTAACGAGAATGGAAGAAGGTGTGAGTTGGTTGCACTTGGATGTGTTCAACTTACCAGAAGATGCACCAGAGAATGCAATCCTGTTGTTTACTAAATCAGGTGAGACTCGTTACGCCTAGATAATTATCGAACGTTAATTTTTAGTTTGTATTCGTAAATTTGTGGTACATTTATCAGCAAATTGAGTGTGCGGCGAAAAACTAACGCAACACGAGAACATAAAAAAGCCAGTTAGCGCGATTGCGTTAGCTGGCTTTCTTGTTCGCAAGTGCGGCGATAAGCACAAACCAAACGCAAGCGCAGCGATAAGCGCACATGAGGGGATTATGACTATAGAACTTGACCAAGCACTATTAACTGGCAACGTCGAAGACATTGACGCACTGCTAGATGAAATTGACCTAGATGACGATTTGGGCGTTCTCAGCGGTGAAAATGACCAAGGCAACCATTCGACTGATAACGAAATGGGCGTAGGCGAGGAAGATGAGGCACTACCAAGTGTTATTGACACTACTCAGCCAAAAGGTGACGCCAACCTAGATAAATCAGAACAGGGCCAAGAGCCTAAAACGAATGCGGCCAAAGATAGCATTGGGGTTCGAGAGATTGACGGCAAGCTCTACATTGAAGTTGATCCAGACAATGCAGCGGTAGCAAGTAAGGACGGTAAACATACGATTCCTTATGCAGTTCTAGAAAAGGCTCGCAATCAGGCGAGCGAAGCGTCAAGCCGTATGCAGGAGCTAGAGCAACAGTTAAGTGAAGCTACAACCGCCAAGGAAAAACTACAGCTATACACCAAGCAATTAGAAGAAGCTGGCATTACGCCTGAAAAGCTACCTGAAGAATTGCTGAACGATGAAAATGCACTCAATACGCTGCGTGATGAGTTGCCAGAAACGGCAGCAAATTTACTAACGGCGCTAGTTAAGCGTTTTCAAAGTAAGGCTGCGACCACTCAACAAGAAGCCAATGACGGAGTTAACGAAGTTACTAACGCGCTAAACGCTGACGAACTAACAGAACTTCGCACTTGGGAATCGAGTGACCGTGACCGTTGGGATATGGCCCTAGTTATCGACAACAAGCTCAAGAATGATCCAGCGTTCCAAGCCATGCCACTAAAAGAACGCTTTGCAGAAGTGCAACGCCGAGTGAAGGCCGCTTTCGGTGATCCGGTTCAAGCGTCAATTGATGCTGAAAAGGCACAGAAACAAGCCGAGCAAGGCCAGCAGCAACCTCAACAAACGGCAGAAAGACAAACCGTTGTACCTAATTCACCGTCTAGTCTAGGTGGTTCTTCACTGGACACTACGGCGGCAGCTAATCAGGCATTGTTGAATCAAGACGCACTAGCGCTTGAGCAATCACTTGCCAATATGTCGCCAGAGAAGGTTGAAGAGTTCCTAGCTCAAGCGGTGATAGCTCTAGATTAGTCGAGGATTTCATAATGACTACTATCACTAAAGCTCAAGCTGCTAAAGCGTTTGGTGCCGCGCTGTTTACTCATACGCGCCGCCAAAACACTTTTGTAAACATGCTAACTGGTAAAGCTCCAAAGGCAGTGCCAGCAGACCGCAACCGAAACAAAACTCAAACTGAAGCTGGTGCGCCAGTTGTAATGATCACCGACCTTACAAAACAGGCTGGTGACACAGTTGAAATGGATTTGTTCCACAACTTGGGCGGCATGCCAACGATGGGCGATAAAAAAATCGAAGGTCGTGGCGAGTCTCTATCAAAAGTTGAGTTTGAATTAGTCATTAACCAAGGTCGTCATAACGTCGATTCAGGCGGTAAGATGGCTCAACAACGCACCAAGCAAAACCTACTTCAAGTAGCTCGTACAATGCTTGGTAACTATTTCAACGATCTACAAGATGAAATCGCAACGTATCACGTAGCTGGTGCGCGTGGTGACTTCATGCCTTCCGATATGATTGTTCCAACTGCGGATCATCCAATGTTTGGTGAAATCATGGTTAACCCTGTTACCGCTCCTACAGCGGATCGTCACTTCTTCGGTGGTGACGCAACAGGTGTTGCAGAGATCTCGGCAGCCGACACGCTAACCCTAGCGAAGATCGATGAAATTGCGCTTTACCTAGAAGAAATGGCACATCCAATCAAGCCTATCCGCTTCGAAGCAGATGAGCTTTACGGTGAATCGCCTTTCTACGTCCTATTTGTTACTCCACGCCAATGGGCTGACCTATGGGCTGACGTTCAAGGCGCTGGCAAAGTGCAAGAGCTGATCGCGAACGCGGTTAACCGTTCGCAAGGCTTTAAGCATCCACTATTCCAAGGTGACCGCCTAATGTGGCGCAACATCTTGGTTCGTCAATACCGCAAACCAGTACGTTTCAATGCTGGCTCTAAAGTGAAAGTTGGCGCAGCAAGCGGCAACGGTACTGAAACTGAAGTTGAAGCAACTACCGTAATTGACCGCGCAATCCTACTTGGCGGCCAAGCGCTAGCAGTGGCTTACGGTAAATCTTCAAGCGGTGCTCAGTTCTCTATGCACACCGAGAAGGTTGACCATGGCAACGGTCGTGAAACGTCTATCGCTTGGATGAGCGGCGTTAAGAAAGTTCGCTTCCAAGAGAAGAATGGCCGAATCAATGACTACGGCGTAATGGTGCTAGATACAGCCGTTGGCGGTCTATCTAAGTAATAAGTGACTGGCTGGCTATCTAGCCAGCCTTTATTCATCGGAATCAAAGGAGAATTGCAATGGCAGTTAAAGTATCACCAGCCGTTAAGCAAAACGTCTATAACGGTACTCACGGTAACCTTTCAGTGATGTTTGCTGAAGTTCCGGCGGCAGAAATCAATGATTCAGTTATCGCGGCAAGCCTAGAGGCTGGCGTGAAGCTGGTGGAAGTGAAGATCCTTACCAACGGCGAAGCAGTAGCAAGCTTAACTGCTAAGGCTACTCTGAACGAAGCCTTGTTAGGTGATGGTATTCACGAGCCTCAAGTTGGCACCAAGTTAGAAGATGTGATCGGCACGGCTACGGCGG